TCATTTACTAAATCAATGAATTCAAAATTCATACTCAAATAACGATTGATAAGATAAACCGAAAACGATTTTTTATCAACATCTGAAAGGGATTCCCATTTCGTTTTGTTTTGTTTCAAACCACTCAAATGGTCAAAAAGAGTTTTAGCTTTTATCGTTCCTTCAGAACTATCACTTTTTTTCTTCGGGGGCATCGAATAAACCTTTTGGTACAAATTTTGGATGAACAGTTCCACACTCATTACAAACTACCACTGGGATAGGAATCATTGATGCTTTCCCATTTGGAGATTGAATTGCAGGTAGTTCTTTGAACATCATTTTTTCTTCAAAAAAGATACTATCACAATTTGGACAAGTAACTGTTTGAAGCTTCATCGGGTCTACATTGAACTGAATCGGTTGTTCAGGTTGTTGGGGTGCTCCCCCTTTAAAATCTACTAATTTTGCCATTTTTATCCTTTATTTACATTAAAATATTTACAAACATTGCCATTACATTTATTTCTTTATCCACCACCAACGAATCCTTATATTGCGCTTCGGCTATATTAACAATTGTAGTTCCAACCTTATTTCCCGCATACTCATCCACCCTTTCATATAGGGTTGAATACAACTTTGTATAATCTCTTACTTTTGAATCTGCCAATATTTGACGAATCTGAGTAAACTTACTTTTGGTATCTACTCCACTTTTTAAGATATCCACAATTTTTTCGGAATAGGTTGATTCAATGCTGGATTGTTTATCAATAACCAACCTACCATTAATAACCTGTCGCTGTGCAGCGTTTATTACCCTACGAATATCGGGGTATCCACTATTAACAATAACCGCAAGGTCTTGCATTTCAAATTGAATACCCTCATTAATTAAGATATCATTCAATCTTTTAGCCACATCTTTTTTAGTTGGTGGTATAATTTCAAATGTTTGACATCTACTTTGAATTGGGTCAATAACCTTTTCAGGATAATTACAAGTCAATATAAACCTCGTACTTTTACTAAATGTTTCCATTAGATTACGAAGAGCTGCTTGTGCATCTCTTGTTAGGTAATCAGATTCATCCAATATTACTACTTTCCAAGTCCGAAATCCAACCGATGCTGCAAATCCTCTGATTTTCTCTCTTAAAGTATCAATACCCCTTTCATCGGATGCGTTGATATAAAGATAATCACAATCAATAGCATTTACTATAATTTTTGCTAATGTGGTTTTACCAGTCCCTGCCTCACCATGTAGTAACAAGTGTGGGACATCGTTGTTTTCTATATAAATATTAACTTTTTGTATGATATGTTCATTACCAACATACCCTTCAAGTCCAGACGGCCTATACCGTTCTACCCATAAGCTATTTTCACTGTTACTCATCTTCCTACTTCTTTTAAATATGTTTCTTTTGCTTGTTCCCAGCTCATTCCTATAATATCTACATAAAAAAGTGCTTCGGGTTTAATTCTCCCTTCATCAAACAGGGTGGTGTATCTGCGAATTGCTTTGGGTTTCCACCAATTTATAGTATATTCATCACCTTTAACAAACTTATCCTTCATAACCAACTTATCTTCTTCTATTTCCCCCTTCAGAAATTCGTTACCATTTTCGTAGAATGGTGCAAGATACACCCCCCGTTTGAATCCGTGATCGTAAGTATCAGATTTGATACCAAGCTCTCTATAGATTTGATGTATGATTTTTTGTTTTATCCCACTAACAGGCCCGTTTCTTTCGTAACCCATATTCGCACCATTCCTCTCCCTCTCTTCGGTTATCTCCCTCTTATACCAATCTGAATGGTTTTCTTTCAACCATTGATGCCACGGGTCATACACACTATCATCGGGCTTAGTACTAATCTTACCCTTACTTTCTCCCAAAGTTTTAAAATGCGGAATACCATTATATTGAGAGTGAATTCCATACAACGAAGTCGTTCCTAATGCTACCAAAACATCATCATACTTCTTTTTCCAATAATTCCTAACAATTGGTGATGTAGCAAGTGCGGCAATTAACTTACCACCTAAAAAGTTGTAACCAAAAGGTTGTGTAGAAACAATCGTAGTTGCGATACTCGTATTGTTTAACTTCCCCTGCTTAAACTTATTATCCTTACTCCACCCAATGTAGGAATCTCTTACACCCAAAGATGTAATATCAGAACCCAATGAAACCTGTCCTAAAACTTTACCGCTAACTCTATCCTTTATCCATATCTTTACATTTCGGCCAGGATTAGCAACAAACTCCATTGTATGGATTAGTTTTCGGACTTCTGTCCAGCGAGTAGATTCTTTTGGATTATCATCAACGATTTCTACATAAGGTTCTAATGATTCAATTTCTTTTATCGTTAGTTCTTTGTTGTAAATATCCGTTGGAAACCAAAGTGAATCATAGTGGGTAGCGATGGTTGCCTTTTTGGGCATGGTGTTTTTAAGGTCACCATTCCATTCTTGCCACTTTTTATATAAAGTCTGCTCTTCAACTGGCATTGAAGATAGATAGTTCAAATTATCAATGAACTTCTTCTTTTCAACATCGTAGTTGAATTCAGGCTTCGCTGGTTCAGTATCCCAAAACATATTATTTCACTTCAACTAAAAAGTATTCTGATTTAAAACCTTCACTCTCAAATGTACATTGTGCCAACCCTGCAGTTGCGATTTTTAGATTAGCTGCTTTTGGAGCCCGGTTCGCATTTAGGATTTCTTTCAAATACTTTGCAGAAAATGAAATAGGCCCAACCGAATCTTTGGTGCAAGTACAATCAACCTTAATAGAAATTCTATTTGAGTTAATCTTTGAATACCCCAAAATAATCTCACCCTTACCATCTTTACATTGGAAGGTAAAAGTATCGGATTCGTTCAAAGCGCCTTTTGACTTGATGAACCTACTAATAAATTCATCACTCAAAGTGATTTCAGATTCAAAATCAGGCACCTGTTTGATATCCGGCACAGCAGGAATAACTGATAGGTCAGCCATCATATAGTTCACCGTAGTTGAATTATCGGAGAACTCCAATGCAGCACTTCCCGCAGTTACATTGATATTAGCATCCAACACACCTAATAGATTTTTGAGTTGGGATGTAGTATAGACACCAAATTCACCATCAGCAAATTCAGCATCTTCAGATGTAACAGTTCCCAATAGGGTTTTATCATCTGAAATGAATTTAACACTCATACCAGTTTTATCTGATACGATTTTTACCGATTCAATCTCACCACCTAAATTATAGCGGCTTATGAATCCCTCTAACGAAGTTTTTTTCATAGTTTTTTATTTTTTATTTTATACAATATACGAAATTTTTATCAATTATCCAAACATTTATAGAAAATAATTTTACGATTTTCACCAGTTGGCTTTACAAACTTTTTAGATAACTCTTCTGAATTATCCCATTTCATAGATGATGATTTATGTTCAGGTAAGCCTGCTGTAAAACCAATAGATTGCCAATTATCTGCTTTATAAACTGCTCCAGTATTACCACCTGCTACAAATGTAATGATATGTTTAAGTTCATCTCCATATTTTTGTTTCCAAGCAATCGGGCCTTTTTTTCTCAATTCTTTTAAAACACGAGTTCCTGCATTCTTTATTGATTTTACCATACAAAATCTCCAATTATTACATATTGTGTTGAAAACTTCTCTATACTCCAACTTACTTAATTGTAACTTATTTAGCAAATCTTTTGGTGGTGGATATACTGAAGAACCTATACCAATCATACCAACAGGCTGAGATGGAAATGAATCTTCTTCGTATATTAACCAATCAATTCTCCTACCAACAGAAGCGTTATGTGGAACATACGAATGATAGTTTTCAATTATTCTTTTAACAATATCTTTTTGAGATTGTGTTTTAACTTCAACTAAAACCATCGTTTTAAAATCCAAAAAATTGTGAAGCTTTTTGTAAATTTTTATTTGGTAAATCCCACTTCATCGCATTATAGAAATCATCTATTTTGTTTTGAAGAGCACCTTCCCAAATAGCATCCAAGTCGGTGTAATCGTTAATTATTTTTTCAATCTCCGGCGGGTCATTCCATCCCGTAAAACCAACGGTGTCTAACCCCAAATTGTTTCTTTTCAAATAAACCCACTTAATCTTATCACCATCTTTCATTGGTTCAAATTTAAATGGACATTTGTAGTATTTCAATAGTTGATTATATGCAATGGCTGATTTGACATGCGCAGGTGTTCCTTTAGGGAACTTACCCAATGAATATGTACCATCATCATACTTACTCAATTCTTTTACAGCGGAGTTCTTTGCTATATCCTTCTTTGGTTGAGTTTCCATCCCCTCCTTAAAATCTAATATCTTCTTATCAATATCACTCTTATTTACCCCTTTTAAGATATCCGATAGAACCTGCTCCATCACACCCTTAAAGTAAGTTGGAAAATCAGAGCGTTTAACATCCAATCCCTTTGCATCAATCTTATCACAGGGGACGGTGTTATCATTGATAATCCATTGAGCATATCGTTTTTTGGCAACCCAAAACCCAGACTTAGCAATCGTTTCCTGCTTAATATCAAATCGGTGTTTCTCTATATTGAACAACCTTTTTGACATTACATCATAGGTTTTATTAATATGCTCCTGCACCTCCTTTGCAACTGATAGGATAGCGGGCACCATTTCCTCATCTGATTGTTCATTGATAGTTGGGTTTCGGTGCTTTACAAGCGGAAGAGCTTCATAAAATACAGAATCAGTTAGGTGTCGGTGTAGACATTGTAGTCCACACCGACATTTTTCTTTTTAATTGTTTTTATTTTCATAAATTGTTATATTTCCTCTATAATCTATTCTTACAAACTTACAGTTTAATTGTGAGATAATCAAATTCATACGCCAAACATCCTTTGAATGTAATTCATCTTTTCTAAAATGATGTGGCTCATCATATTCTATTACAACATTATTTTTAATATCAAACCCATCTACAAAAAATGTAGTGTTTGGGACTTGATACTCCCCACCGTTTTCAGCATGCTGAAAAGTATATCCATTTTCTTTACCATATTGCTCTATAATCGGTATTGAGTTTGGATTATAAAAATGTGGAGCGCCATCCCTTTTAACACGTTCAATAGCAGATTTACGCATTCTTTCCAACTCTTCCGGTCTTTTTTTTCGTCTATAATTACCATTATCAGCACCATACCGTGCCTTTCGCTTAGATAATTCAAAATTCATACTATCGGCCACATCACGTCCATATTTTTCAATCCAAACCTTATAATATGATGAACCATAATTACCATTTAATTTACCAATATTACCACGTTTCTTATTATATTCATTAAAATCACTCTCATTCCAACCAAACTTATCTCTTTTATATTCGTAAGAATTACTATAAGCTTGTTTATATTTATATGTCTCCCATCTAATAAGTCCTTCACACTCACCATATTTATTTTGTAAATTTTCAAGAGTTACCCTTTTTAAATAAGTTGTTTCGATATCGTGTAATGGTTCATTTGGAAATTTTTTAATATAATCGGCAACACTCATATTATGATGTTTTAAATGAGTTGCGGTTATACTTTTATACTTTTGATTACATATTTTACATTCAATCATATACAGATACCCCCATGTCTTTATACATAAATAGTAGTAATTAAATTAAAACATCATCATTTTCGGTTAATTCTGAAACTTTTTTCGTTAAACCATTTGCGAGCTTTACCATAGTATTACTACCCATTTGGATAGTCTTTCCGTTTTCCAACGTTATATCATATATTTCACCAATTAAGTTGGTATAATACTGATTCGCAATCTTTTCAGTAGTTTGAATAACAGTTTTTCCCGTAATTGTAACTGCTTCTGCGTTATCAACATCATAGAATCTAAACGATGGTAATCCTAACACACCATATAATGAGTTAAGCATAATCTTTTGGACAAGTTGGCGTTGGGAATAAAACTTATACAAATCTTTATTACCCTCTTTACCATACTTTTTCATCAAATCTTTATACTCAACCCTTTTATCAAACCACACATTTAGGATTTCAGGTATTACTCCCACCTGCTGATTTGAGTATATAACTCCATTTGAAGCAACAGAATAATTGTTGGATTTTATCAACTCATTAAACTCACTATGCACTAATGGTGGTAATTGATTACTCTCATCATCAACCACAACATAAAGTTCAATTTTATTCTTTACATATTCCTCACTCGTAAACCCTTTAACCTTACCAACCTTTGTTTCAGGACTGATATTCAAACTCATAATAATGGATGGATATAGAGATGTTAAATCCAAGTCATACAACCATTGGTATAAGCCTGGTACAGGCTCTTTCACATACGCACCTTCAAACTTACCCTCACTATCCTCACCTTTCCTTTTTGGTTTGTTAGGAGCAACCCTACCACTTCTACGCAAGAATGTGAGTATCGCACCCTCTAACCACTTAGATGAAAATAAGAAATCTTCATAAGGAACATGCCCCGCGTGACATATCGCTCTAGCCAAATCAATGAATTGGAGTTTTGCATCCAAGTCC